CGCCCCATGTATTACGTCACCACACAAGCCGACTTTATGCGCGAAATGCACCCGACCGGACATAAGATCAACGATCCTGGGCACTACCAAAACGTCATCCTCTACGACGAAAAGACAAAGCGACACTTCGAGCAACAAGTCGTCAGATGCTCATTCCCTTTCCAGCAAATCATCGCCATTAAGCATCTATGCCACCTATGCGGCAACGACATTCAGTTTGAACTTTCCACTCCAGAAGAAAAAGAAGAAGACACCCGCCACTTCTTCGAGTTCCAACAGGGATGGCTCAACAAAAACATGGAAGTCGTATGGTACGAAGCCGCCAAATCCGCAAAAATAACAGGCGACTGCGCCGTAGCTTTCTACCTCAAAGGAGGCAAACTCTACACAAAAAACCTGTCATTCCAGTCAGGAGATGTCCTATACCCACACTACGACGACATAACAGGCGAATTGTCACTGTTCGCACGAACATACAACGACTACGACAGCGAAAACAACCTCATCACACGCTGGTGCGAAGTATGGGACGATCGATACCTGTACCGTTACAAAGAAAACGCATCCGCCGACAGCAAAACCACAAATCCAATCGTCAATAAGATCAAAAAAATATTCGGTCTTAGCGGGTATCAACCCGTCGGAAGCCCCGAACCGCACAACTTCTCACGCATACCCATAGCCTATCATCGCGTCGAAGAAGGCGCATGTTGGACGTCAGGACAGGATTCTATCGACAAATACGAACTCGCCGTGTCGCAACTCTGCCAAAACAACATGGCCTACGCCTTCCCCATCATGTTCCTCAAAGGAAATGATGTAGATGTCGAAGGCGACATGTACGGCGCAGTAAAAGCCATCTCAATGGGCAAAGACGACGACGCAGGCTTTTTAAGCCGCCCGGACGGGGCATCTTCTTTCGAGTTGCAACTCAAAATACTGCTAAGCAATATATTCACAGGCACGTTCACCGTTCTCCCGCCCGAAGTCAAATCGGGCGACCTGCCGGGCGTAGCCATCAAACTCCTGTTCTCTCCCGCAGTCGAAAAAGCAATGGCCGACGCCAAAGAAATGAACCCGTTCATCGACGACCTCACCGAACTGTTCATCGAAGGATTTGGCATCGAGACAGGCAAAAGCTCCGTGTATAGCAACCTCTCTATATTCGGATGGATAAAGCCGTATGTACATCAAAATGATACAGAACTGTTCGCCAACATATCCACAGCCGTACAAAACGGCTACCTGTCCCGACAGACCGCATCCGAACTGTCCACGCTCGCGGGCTACGGCAAAAACTACGAATGGGACAGAAAACTCCGCGAAAACATCGAAGATCGCCAAGCCGACCTCCTGCTCGACATCAGAAAGATAGAAGCCAAAGCCGCCACTATACCCACAGTAGAAGCCGGAGGCAAAGCGCCATCAACGAATCACTCCGGTGTTCGCCGCAACGTCCGCACCGACAACAAGCACATCTACGACGAAAACGGCAACTGGCAAGGCCGAAACAACTGGAACCAGACCCCCAATTAAAAAATTCCATTTATAAACTATCGATTTCAGTCGACTTCTTATCGAAGCAGTCGAAACAGTCAAAATTAAAAAACCCCTCATGCCCCCCCACAACAACCCCAAATCCTTCGACGCCGGCATACAAAAGATGACCCGCATCAAGCACGAACACTTCATCAAGTGTTTGCAGGCTTACTGCGACAGCCTCTTCCGTTCAGCCGACGCACAACGCCAATACCGCAACCTCACAGGCAATACATTCGTGTCTTACTCATGCGGAATATACATCGACGGCACACTCCGCGAAATTCTGCTGTCATCCGACTACAAAAAACCGCCCATTAGAGTAAAGCTGGCAAAAGGAGAAGTATTTTCAGGAAAAGACTACGACGGCACATTCAGACGAAAATACAAAGCAAACATAGAAACCGATCGCGGACTGGGCGTCGACACTTCATTAAGATTCCTGCGTCAGCACAAACCTAATGTCACAAAAGGCTACGACGTAGTCATGTGCACCGGAACGGAATACTCCGAATATATCGAAAAAGTCCGACATATAAACGTACTCACCAACACATACCTTATGTCGTCAGGACTGATTGCCGCCAACCTCAAACCAATCCCAAACTCGTAACTCGTAACTGACTATGAACGACTTTAGAATCAAACAAACCATCCAAGCCCTGCACGAAGCCCTCGCGCCTGTAACAGCCAACCGATTCCTCTACGATCGCCCAAAGGCAATCAACGATAAAATGGACGAATTTCTCATCATATCACTGCCATACGCAATCGTGCGACAAGTATACGGAGCAGGCTATGGCTCAATGAAAACAATATGCGACATCGAACTCTTTACCCGCAACATAGGCATCAGCGAAATAGACATAAATCAAATGGACAAGCTGATACAAGCCACAGAAAACCTGTTCCCTGTTGTACATAAAAATGTACGCGCCTTCAAACCGCGCATAGTATTCACCAACTCCGACAATAACGGCTTCCACTCAACCCTCATCCAGGCCGACATATTTTCATACTCGTAACTCTTAACTCTTAACTAATCATGGCAGACTTAGGCAACCTATACTTCAATCTCGGCATCAAAGACAATACGCTCGACGACGTCGAACAGATACGCAAAAACCTCGATAAAGCGCTCGTTCTTGAGCCAGTCCTCAAAAGCGAAGCCATACAAAAGGCTATCGCCGATCTTGGCAATCAAAAACAACCCTTCAAGCTGCGTCTCGATGGCGACGTCAACACCGATTCTATCCGAAAAGCCATCGCCGACCTGCAAAACCAAAAAAACCTGAAAATCAACTTTCAGGCCGACATCGACGCAACCTCGATAAAGAAGGCCATCGCCGACATTCAAAAACGAATACCGCCGCTATCCGTCAATCTTGCAGTAAAAGGATATGACGTTCAGAAAGTTACTAACGACATCAACAAAATAAAAGAAGCCATGTCGAAACTGAAAGAAGAAACAGGCAACTCAACAGGTATATTCAAAGTTCAGGGAAAAGAACTCGACAAACAAACAGGAACGGTAGATAAGTTGACCGGACTTTTGGCCAACTACTTCTCAATCCACGCGGCCAAAAGAATGTTGAATACGCTTATTGAAATTGGAGGCGCATTTGAAGTACAGCGCATGGCGCTCCGCTCCATCATAGGCGACCTCTACAAAGCCGACGAACTCTTTACCCGCATCAAAAGCCTCGCCGTGCAATCCCCATTCTCATTCCGCGAACTGGCACAATACACAAAAAACCTTGCTGCCTTCTCTGTGCCATACAACGAACTCTTTGAAACCACCAAACGCCTCGCCGACATATCCGCAGGGCTTGGCGTCGATATGGCGCGCCTTATCCTTGTATTTGGCGAAGTCCGCTCCGCCTCTTTCCTGCGCGGCCAGCAAGTCAGACAATTCACAACTGCCGGTATTCCAATCATCGAAACACTCGCACGCAAATTTACCGAACTCGAAGGCCGCATGGTATCCGCCGAAGAAGTATTCCAGCGCATCGGCAAGCGCGGCGTATCTTTCGAGATGGTCAAGGAGGCTTTATGGGATATGACCAACGAAGGAGGCAAGTTCTACAAAATGCAGGAAGTGCTCATCGATACCTTGTCCGGACGGCTTATGAAATTCAAAGACAGCTACGAAATCATGCTGTCCGAAATAGCCTCCGGCAACAGCGGAATCCTCAAAGGCGGAATCGACATGCTCACAAGCCTTACGCAGAAATGGGAAACAATCGGAACGGTGCTCAAAGCCGTTGCACTCACATACGGAGCGCTTAAGGCAATTCAGATTATTCACAATGCGCTGATGGGCGCAGGGGCTGCGATGGCAGCACTAAAAGCTAACGCATCGGTAGCGCTTTCCGCCGCGACGCTTTCATTGAAAAACGCCACAATAGGATTGACGACAGCCGAAAAGGCCAATCTGGCTGCAAGCAAAGAGTTGGTCGCTGGAATGAAAGTAAACCCATACATAGCCGCTGCCATTGCAATTGCAGCAATCGGAAGTGCTATATACGCAGCCTATCAAGACGCGGGAAAGCTAAACAAAGAGCTTGATAAAATTACGGCCGAAGGCGCAGGCCGCGCCAACGCACTCGCCTACGAATACAAGCTCTTAGTCGATAAACTCGGCAAAGCAAGAGAGGGAAGCGTCGGATACGCCGAAATTATCAGCGAACTCAACCGTAAGTTTGAAGACTACCTGCCCAAGCTCCACGCCGAAGCCGAGTCATACGACAATGTCCGACAAAGCATCGAGGGCGTTACCGACGCAATATACGCCAAACAACGCGCCGAATCCTACGAAAAAGGCAAAAAAGAAATATGGGACGAGTTCGAGAAATCCTCATCCGCCGCAATGGACAGGCTAAGTAAAAACATACAGAAACAGTTCGGAGTGGTTGGCAGGGACGCTGCGGTAATAATAGCAGAATTGAGAACAAGAATAGAATCCGCTATGGCGCAGGGAATCACTCCGGGCGTAGGATGGGTATACGATCAACTTAAAGACATCGACCAAAGGTTCGGAAAAGAATACGCATGGAATATATCCAACAATCTAAGGGCGGGAAGTATTATTGCGGCAGCCAACGAACTCGCATCCGCCTATTACAATCTGAATGAAAATGAATTGCATTTTGCAAATACACTTGAAGCAAAACAAGGCAGAGGCCTCGCCTACGCCCGCGCATCCACCGAAGAAGAACGCATCAAAACCGAATACGCACAAAAACGCCTCGACCTTGACACACGCGACGACGCAGGGAAAAAAGAATTGGATATCGCCGAATTAATGGAAATACGTCAAATATACGCCGACATCAACGACGCCATGAAGGTTAACACAATCGACCGGCAAATAGCAGCGCTTACCAAAGCAGAAGACGCATGGATTCAACTCGCCAATTCCGCCGCAAAGGCCGTCAGGATTATAAACGATAAATCCGTGACCACACCGTTTCTTTTAGTGAAAGAAGAAGAAATGCACGACCAGACTGCCTACTACGAACGCATCGTGCAGGAATACGAAGACCTGCAAAAAAAGATAAAGCAAATAGAAGGAATGGGCATACTTGCCTCAAAAGAATCGTTCGATAGCCTTGAAATCTACCGATTCCAACTCGAACAAACAAAAAAAGCCCTCTACTTCCCGCGCCTCGACCTGGATTTGTTCGGCAAAGGAAGCAGCGCATCGCAAAAAGACGCAGTAGCCGAACGCGCACAGAAACAGGTAGACCTCTGGAAGCAGGCCATGCAGGAATACCAACGCTACACCGACGCTGTTGGCGGAAGGCAAGCTGTCGAAACCGTCCGCAGCGACCCGCGCTTTGCAAGCCTCGACTTCGACCCTGACAGCTACCGCCATACCCTCGAACAAATCTCCGCCACCATCACAGGCAACTCCGACCAACGCCAAAAAATAAAAGACGCCATCACCGCCCTCTTTAGCGATATCGACCTTACCGCCATCAAGGACAACGTATCCGAAATAATGCGCATATTCGACAACGAACTCTCCAAAGCATCAAAAGAATGGGATTTATACGAAAAAGTATTAAGTGTCACAGGCGACCGCGAAATGGCCATATCCGTATCATTCCCCGACGGCAAAGACGCAGAAAGCCACATAGAGCAATTCGCCGCATCACTCAAAGATCTTGCGAAAGAAACATTCAATATCGAACTCCGATTCGACGAAGAAAGCGGCCGGCAAGTAAGAACGCAACTCTCCGACATCTACGCAAGTCTGCCAGCCGAACTCCGCAAACTCATCGACGAACTCGACAGCCTCATCTTGCGCGACAACGAACGCACCATGTCATCACTCGCCGACCTCCTGAAGTCCGAAACCGACTGGGAGCAACAGCGACTGGCCGTCCGCCAAAAATACGCCAAAGCAATCGAAATGACAGAGGGAGAAGCACAAAAGCGCCTCATCCAAAACATGAATGCCGAATACTCAAAAATAGATGTAAACCGTCTGATGGCCGACCGTGTATTCAAAAAATTGCTTGGTGACCTCTCTATCTATTCAGAACAGACATTGAGAGAGATGATTGATACGGCACAGAAAAAAATAGAAGAGTTTCCTGAAATGACCGCGCAGGAAATGGAAAAACTCCGCAAAATAATTGATGACGCCCGAAAAGCGCTCGTCAACAAAAACCCTTTTTCCGTAATGCGTGATGCCTACATCGAATACAAAAAGGCAATGAAAGAGGGCGACATCGACAAAGCATCTTCATATTGGGCAGTATATATCGCAGGCGCATCAGAAGCAAAAAAACTCGTTACCGATCTCGGCTCCGCACTCTCCGACTTGGGCGGATTGTTCTCCGACGACATCAGCAAAGCAATCAACGTACTAACCAAATCCGTAGGCCACCTCTCCGACGCCTTTACATCACTCAACAAAGAAAACGCCACCACTGCCGACAAAATCAAAGGCGTAACAAGCATCATATCGCTTGTCACTTCTATTGCAGGTGAATTTTACGCCGCAGAAGTAAGAAAAGAAGAGGAAGCCAACAAGCGAATGTCCGAACTTATCAGGCTGGCCAGAGAATACAAATCAATAATGCTGACAATAAAGCCGGACGACTACGAAACGATATTTGGAACCAATGTGTTGCAAAAAAGCATCGACGCCTACGAAAACCTTAAAATTGCAGCAGCAGAATACATTGAAAAGTACAACAAAAACCCGAACTACAACAAGCCAAACGATGAAAATATAGCAGGAGGCGTATATAAAGATGGACTTCCCCTGCAAAACTACGACGCAACAGAATTAAAAAACCTGTCTATTCAGACCACCAACCCCAACATGTTCAGAAGGTTTTTTCAGGGCAAAAAAGATGAATTTGCAAATCTTGGCGACCTTGCACCCGAAATATTCAACAAAGACTACACCATTAACGCCGAAATGGCACGTGCATGGATGGATAACAACAGCAAGCTGCTTGAAATGAATACATGGCTGCGCGATACGATAGAAGCTGCAATTATGTATCAGGAAAAATACGAAGAAAACCTCGCATTAATCAAGGAAGACCTTATGGACACATTCGGCAGCCTCGCCAAAGGAGCTATCGATGGAATCATCGACAGCATCCGCAACGGAGCCGACATGTGGGATGCCTTCCGCGATTCAGGCGTAGACGCCCTCCAAAAGCTCGGCGAAAAAATGATATACACCATATTCCTGCACGATAAATTTTCCCAACTTCAAGCCGAACTCCTCGAAACATACGACCATTACACCGACCCCGAATCCATCGCAAGAGCGCAAGCCAAAGTAATGAACGACTTCTTCGCAGGCATAGGCGGAACACTGCTCGATTCGCAAGATTTCGCCAAGCGATGGAAAGAAATGGCCGAACAATACGGCTTTGACATTTGGCAGCCAGACGACAGCAAAAACAAACGCACAGGCCTCACAGCCACCATACAAGGCCTCACCGAAGACGCCGGCAACCTGCTCGCATCCTACATCAACGCCATCCGCGCTGACGTAGCCGCAATCCTCGAAGCAGTCGTCACCCGCTACTTAGACATGCTCCCCCAAATGAACAACACGCTTGCATTAATACAGGCCGACATCGCCCGCATCCAGGCCAATACGCTCCGCAACGCCAACATGGCCGAAGAAATCCGCGACATACTAATCTCTACCACCACAGGAACCCGCAAACTCTACGTCGCCTAAACCATATCGACCTGTATTGACTTACATCGAAATAGTCGACTTATTATCGAAAAATTAAAATCCAAAATTCAACCACAATGAGACCCT